ATTCTTATAATTTGCTCCTACGGTATTAGTACTAATGCCAGTAATAACACCAGAAGATATAGTATAATCTATCTTAATTCCTGTTCCAGATCCACCAGTAGTGTTGTAGTTATTAGTAACTGAATAACCTGTACCTCCAGAAGTAATGGAGACTGTAGACGGTAGACCAGTAGCAACTATATTAACTGTCATACCACTACCACCAGAATTTGGATTAGCTCCATGAATTACTGGTACATTATTCTCTGATGTAACATTGGTTCCTCCATTTCTAGCGTTGTTACTTGCGTCGTAATCTAATGTATAACTATCATCATGTACTGTACATTCTGTACCTACTTTATTCCAGACTCTAAGGCCTGTATTTGTTATATTTCCTATATACTGTTCAGCATCATCTCGTTTAATGAAGAACCATTTAGCGTTAGCAAAGTCAGGTGAACTTGCATCAGATGATGTATGTAAATGGTTAATGAATTTAAATCCTGGTCTCTTCCTTAGTCCATAAGTAGGATCAGGGTAGGCGTTGAGGCATTCTCTAACCTGGCCAGGAAGTTTCTTTTTATCTGTTTGTCTTGATACACCACCAAGATAACTATTGATGGTTTGAGTAACTGCTGCCATTAGCGTGATAATGCGTGGTAAGGTTGATAACTCTTATATTTATTCTTATCAACAGGATGTCCGAAGAATGTATAATCTCCTTGATTACATTCATACTCCATTGCTGTTGCTCTTGTCTGTTGCTCTTTAACTGCAAGTAATTGGTACTGTTGACTATCACCTACTATTCTACTAGACACAATAGCCGCTGCTCTTGATACAATGTAGTCTTGAATGGGTATAGGCAGATCGACCCAATCATACAACCAAATAATATCTAGTATGATCTCTGAATTTGCATCATCTGTAAGCTTATATGTATGGTTATACTTATCATATAATTTAGAGTCTAAGCTTCCGTCTGGTGTACGTCTAACTAAGTTTTTAGTTGAATATGAATTATCACTAGCACTTAAGTCTACTTGCAGCATATTATTTCTTATAATATACTCTTTGTTACCGTCAGTCTTGTCTTCGTAATTTAGTTCTGTATTAAATGTCCAGCCTTCAGCCTGTACTTCTCGTGATACTTGTAGTAATGTATCATATGCAATCGCAACGTCCGGGTTGGTTTGATCCAAGGTAGTTACAGGTGCCTGACCGACTGACGCCAGGATCTGATTAATAGCTGGTAATTCTCGTGTAGCGTTAGTGGTAGGAAAAGGCATAGTTAATATTTATAAATAAAAAAAGGGACCCGAAGGTCCCCATAATTGTACATCAAGGTACGTTACATTCTACAGCAGCGTAAGCGATGCGTAGATTTTTTGTAGTGGAAGTCACAGGTGAGCTACGTACTCCAGTTGCTCCGCCTTCTGTGCGAGACACAGACTTGCGTACAGCATCAGTAGTACATACACCAGCGTTTCCTTTGGCAACTGAAACGGCCATATGTTCTCCTCAATTAATTTTGATTAAGCATCACCACGAGCAGTCAGTCCATCGGACTGTACCTGCCTGCCATACTCCACAGGAGTAGGTGCTGCTTTGGTTTCAGAACCAGTTCCACCAATTGCTTGGCCAGCTGGAATAGTTCTAGTTGTTGCTGTTCCTGGTTTAACTGACATAGTTAACCTCAAGCGGTTTGGATTTCAATAGCAGCAGCAGGGTTCAAAGTACCTACTCCCATGGCAAGACGCCCGACAATCAAGTCACCTTGATACATTGTCTTAATGTCTGCACCGGTTGTTTGTACTTGAGGACCAATAGCTTCTACTACACCAGCAGCATCCTTCTGATAGATGAGACCAGCGTGGTCTGCGAATGCACCAGAGTAGTCATTGTTCTCACCACTTTGTGCGTTAATAGTACCAGCCTGGAAAGGAAGGTTGTTGGAACGCTTGATGTCGATACCGGCAATAGATACCAGACCTTCACCAGAGTTCAGGTTACCTTGTGTATTTCCATAGTCACGGTTCAGGATGTTAGAGTCAACCTGAGATACCAAAGCATAATATTGTCTAGGTGACAATACCGCGGTTCTCCCTGTCTTAGGAAGATTCTTCTCATCAAGAATAGAAGCTGCTTCAAAGAAAGCATCAACCAACTTCTGAGCATCGTACTCATTGTTAGCACCAATCTTAATGATAGAACCCCCTGGTTCAGGGCCAGGACTTGCGGTAATAGGATGAGCTTCACGTGCAGCTAGGGCGATAGTACGGAATACTTTCTTATCATAAGCTTCGGCAAGAGCATGTCCGATCTTAGCGGAGATCTCTGAACGCAGTGAGTAATGAGCAAGAGTCTCATCGAGGTCATAAACGAAGGCTGAACTAATCAGCAAATCGTCACAGACGATGGTCTTCTCTGCTACCGGGGGATCACCCGATCCTAAAATTGGCTCACCCGGCGTATGATAGGCTGCTTGCATGCGGCCCGTAAAAATGAACTGTAAAGATTTGCCGTTCTTCAGTTGACGGGTTTGTACAGTTCCTTTAGCAATTGTGCTGGACTCATAGGCTTTGAAGAGTTCGCCAGAGAACAGCTTTAGATAAGTTGCATACTTAGTATCATATGCAACGGCGCCAGAAGTCGAGGAAGCCGCCTTATTTAGGGTTCCTACTACTGACTGAGTTAGAGTTGACATTATTATTTGTGAAAGTTTGTATAGTTTACAAGCTCTCGAACGTTCAAGTTAAAATTGTTGTGGTCTATCCCACCGTCTAGACGGCTAAGGGTATCCTCGTAAGGGCCAAAGCCAAAGGAAAGGAGGTCCGACTCTGAGGTGCCTCCAGTCCGAAGTGATTAACTTACCACTTCTTATATACTACATGTGATCCAGCCAGTAGATGCGTATCTGCACCAGACTGTCCAGAGATATTAGCTGCTTGGAACACTAAGTTTCCTTTAGTAGCTGCGCTTACGATTACATTGAATTCTACTTTGAGTAGCAATCCAGAGGAATCAGCACCTACATCAATAGTGACAACTTCACCAGCACCGTCTGTTGAATAAGTACCAGTACCTTCGACGTTAGCAGCAGCAGGTGTATCAGCAGCAGTAGACTCCTCAGTACGAGCAGTTACGTCTGTATAAATAACTGAAGCAACAGCCGTTGATCCATCTGATTGAGCTAGGTTAGCAACTCTGAATTGCATTTCAGTTGTGTTACTACCATCATACCAGATAGTATACTTACCCATTACTCTTTCATAACCACCGAGAGGGATGCTGAGTTCAGATACAGTGGCTAGCGTAGCACTAGCGAAGGCAGCACCATCATTTGGTAGAATGAGACTTTGATCGTAGAAACCAGGAGTAGAATATACTACTGTTCCTTGGGCTGAATTAGTATTAAAAGGCATTTGTTTTAATGTATTAAAGGTTTATAATCCAAACTTGTTCCGCAAGTCTGGGAGCTAATGACGCTTAGTAGACCACGTCATTTCCATACCAAATCCTAGTAAGAATACTAGAAAGAGTATGTATAAAAGTTCCATCTAGAAGGCCCACTTAAGACCAGCTTTGGTTCCGTAGTTGTTGTTGTCATCGTCAGTCGTGATGAAACTGATCTCTCCGTAGACAGACACAGCTTCAGTAGCTGCAAAGGCGCCACCTACTTTACCAGATAGCTCGGTATTAGCATCTTCTCCATCAACAGAGACGATAGCTGGACCACCTTGGAGGTAGTAGCTAGCTGCTCCTGCAGATCCTTCGTAACCTACATGCAGGTCAGTGACTGACCCGCCATAATCTGATCCATTCCATCCACTGTTGATTTCTGTGTTGACATATGGGCCAGCCATTGCAGGTGTCGCAGAGAGGGCAGACAGTGTGGCAAGTGCAATAAATGATTTCATTTTTTAGTTTGTTTGTATTGTTGTTCGCTTTACTTCTTCTTCGTGTACTTAACGCCACGATAGACATAAGTGACGGTCATAGTTTTTCCTCTATGATGTGATCCCCGTTCCCTGATCACACGTCATGCGTCAGCCTAAGCTGATGAACGGACGCCGTTATTTTTTAGGGGGTCGGCCCTTCTTTGTTCCGTAAGTTCCTTTACCTTTAGGCATAATTTTTTACCATAAAATATCATAGGCAAAGCCATCAGTCATAGCTGTCATCTGCAGTGTCTGCATGATGCCTATCAAAACTGATAGGAAGCCAGCTAACATCAGGCCTATACCTAATGCTCTGAGGTTCTCCATATTAATAAGCTAATAAAGAAAGATGAATACCTAAGCATGTAAACATACCTAGGTGTAGTAATCTTCCAATCATTGTTATGATGCTACAGTTTCAGCTCCGCAATCGGAACCGTCTGTTGTAGTGCCAACCATTTTCTTACATTGAGCTAACTGATCTGCAGTTGATGCATTGTCATTGTAAGGGATGAACCAACGATCACCTGTAGTATTAACTACATAGTGTACTTGGAAATCATTAGCACGTGAAGCTGGTTTTGGATTGTACCCCATTCCCATGATTAATTCTCCTTTTAGAATTCAAGTTTAGATCTTTCTAATTTATTGTATATGTCTTGTCTGTAGGCTGGATCGCTATCATACTTAGGATCATTCATTGCACGTACAACTTCAGCTTGACTACGGAAGACATCACCTTTATTAGTCGGTGCTTTACCTGTAAGCATCTGTCCTTCAGTACCTGTAGCATCATCAAAGCGATACTTCAAAGCTTGTACAGCAAAGTAACAGGCTAATGGATCACCATTCTCCATTACCTTGTCGTACATTTCTATCTCCCCTTCTTGGAGATTATCTTTAGCCCAGTTTACCATAGTGCCGTAGCTTTCGTCACCGCCAGCTACTCCTTTTAATTTACCGACAGTATCTTCAGACATAGGTTGCACCTGATTCTCTGCACGGTACTTGAGATGCATTTCAGCTATCTCTTTTGGATCCATCTTATTTAATTGTTGGAGAGTTTCGTCTGTGTATTCATCTTTCACAGCTTCCTCCCAAAGTTTATCCAAGAAGGCTGGTTCTACTTCATCTTCCTTTGGTTCGTCTTCTGCTTTAGGTTCTTCAGTCTCTGAACTCTCCTCCTTAGGTTCACCAAGTTTCTTTTGTAATTCAAGGTAACCTCTCTCTAGATCTTCAGCATCTTTAAACTTACCAGCTAGTAATTCAGTTTGCTGCTCTTCTAAAGCTTCTCCTACTTTAATATTCTCCTGCTCTTCAGGAGTGAACTCTCCTTCCTGCGGTTCAGCAGGGTCATACGTTAGTGTAGCCATTTTGGGTGATAACTTCTAGGTTTCCAAGTCCCACGGTTTTAACAGTGACGGAAGCTCCTAGCTTAGGAGTCCCTACCTTCTCACGTGGGGCATATTTCATTTTAGCAGGTTCATCTATTGCAGTAGTCTTCTTAGCTTTAGTTGAACCTTTACGTTGTGGTTTGGATGGTGTTTGATTGTTCATAGTTATTGACGTTGTTGTTGTGCCATCTGCATTTCAGCTTGCATCTGTTTCTGTTCAACAGCTGCCATTGCTGGAGCTTGCTCTTGCTGTTGCATAGCCATCTGTTGTTCCATCTGTGCTTGCTGTTCACCTTGTATCTCTTGCATACTCTTTACTAGGTTGAGTACATCGATACCTGAAGCAGCTGCTAGTCGTTTGATAACTTCATCAGGGTTGATGAAATTCATCATAGCTTCTGGTCCAACTGTCTGTGCAATAGTCTGCATAAACATGGTAAGACTTTCTCTATCTTGACCACGTCCTAATGCATTGATACCTGCTACGATGGTAGGTTTAACAAAGTCCTTAGGTATAGCAGGGATAGTTTTATTCTTTTGAAGTACACTAAGCTTACGGTCAAGGTAAGGTACAAGGAACTCAACAGTAAGTAGACTGAATAGTCCACCAAGCTGCTGCTCTAGTTCCATCTGTGTCATCCGTACTTCTTCCGCAGTAGTACGTTCACTCTGTCTAACTGACAGAATAAGAAATGCTTCACTGAGTCTCTTCTCTAACTGCATCATCATTGATTGAGCAGTAGCAAAGTCTGCAGTCTTACCCACTTGAACAACACCGATATCATCAGGTCTTCCCTGAACGATTGCACCATTCCCTGCTTGGGCTAGAGTCTGTGGTTTAGTACTTGAGGATGGTGATACAGTAAAGACTACTTTAGCAGCTGCTGCAGAGCCTTCTACGAGGGCCTGAGAGAGTGCTTCAAGGGACTTAAGATCCCCAATGAATTCCTCTACTCTACCTCTACCGTATCCTTCACCATCAACTACATTGAATCTTAGTGGAAGCCATGGATTTATATCAAGAGGTGCTTTACTTTGTGACTTAGGTATGATATAATCATGCACTTCTTGGTGCCACACAACTTTGTTGCCGATGACTTTAACATGTGTATAGACATCACATTCTGTGGTGTCTTTGTTTTCGTATCCTGAATCATTCTCCATGAGTTCAGGTACTAAATCTTGTACAAGTTTTTTACTGATGCTTTCCTTTGTAACTATCTCAAGTACATTACCATTACCATCTCTGTCAATTACATACCTATTAAGTGGGAACAACTTAAGTCCCTCTTTACCCATGAAGATGAGAGCATTACCTGCCACAACCAAGTGTTTCATAGCTTGGTGTACCTGGACTCTATCATCAGAGGCAGCGATGGCTTCAAGGATAGTACGTTCAACCTTAGCAAAGGCTAAGTCTAGATCAGACTTAATCTCTGGTGCGTAGTCTCCTAACTGTGACTCATCTACTTGTAGTTTAAAGAAGCTAGTCTGTGGAGGTAGAAGACTAAGCATTAGCTTAGCACTTAAAGTTACTACACCTTTAGCACCAACTGATTGCCAAGGTGTCTTTAAATTCCTTGCTCCTGTTGTATTATCATCGTCATGTACTAGGTATGGTATGGTTAGTTCAGATGCCTGCCTTGCTACATCTAAATACTCAGCACGGTCACTGGATAAAGCATCGTATCTTTCTTTTGCATTCATTATAATTAAGCCGCAGTATTTATTACACTTGATGAACTTGCTGAGCCGGACCCACCGCCACCAGCTGCAATCGCTAATGGAGATTTGAAGATTTCTTGCATTGCACCACGACCGAACCTTTCCTTGGTAGTGCCGCGACCTCTCTTCTCCCCTTGCTTACGGCCTTGGATTCTTGTAGTACCATGTACGAAGTGACCAGTGCTACGACTGTGAAGAGGTTTTGGTGGTTCCTTAGGTGTCATCACTTCCATAGCTTTAGCTAAAAGCGCATCGCTATTGCTTTGCATATTTCGTCTGCTATCAATTTGATCCTTCATGTCCGTCATCCAAGACTCGGCCCTGCCTCCAATCTCGAGCCCATGTTTTCTACCCCAATCAGCGACCTCCTTTACTCTACCGTAGTGGTCTTTGTTATATAAATCCCCACCAGTTAAAGCCCTAATGTCTGCCATGCCGAAGCCCCATCCTCCGTGCTGCCCGAAGTTATGACCAACATCCAACTGTCTAGGGAGACGTCGTCCTCGTAAGCTCCCCGCATGAATACCAGCTAGGACACCGCTACCAGTATTCAGTCCTTCTCTTCTAGCTCTTTGATGTAGTTGTCTTAGTTGGAATGCTGATGCTCCTTGTTGAATGGCTGCATCGACATCTTTAAAGCCGTAACCCCTACCACCAAAGGCCCCATAATTCCAACCACCTACGTTAAATGCCATAATTAATTACCTCCTTTTAAGTTTCAATACTATTTACAATTGTTTCAACTGGTCCCTTGAAGGTTTCTTTTAACCAGTTCTCTAACTTATCCCATTGACTTCTATTGGGATCCTTTTGACCTGAAATCATCTTATTGATGGATGTTTCTCGAAGCTTATCCCAATCCATGTTAATAGCATACGCTGCTTGCTCATACCTTGGGCTATCGAGTTTCCATTTCTCATCTAGTAAGGTCATCTACTTTCATCCTCCATTCGTTTAATTAACCATTGAATTACTGACTGTTGGCCAGCGCTGTACATTATTTGTGACACCGTATCTGTCGGGATAGGGTCGCTAGGTGGGAAGACCTCCTGGAGTTCAACCAGGAGGTAGTTGTCGAATTGAGGACCGTAGATGGCCTCAAGCATATTGGGGGAGGTTGACATTGCTGTGTTCAAAGAAGGCAGGCATTCTAGCTCTCTGTGTTTCGGAAAGCTCTGGGGCTTTGCCGTCATACATTAATCGATCGCTTGAATCCAGCCAGAATTTTTTGTCCAAATATTTGTCTCTAGTATTTATACCTAGAGGCTCCATAATCCAGTTAATGGTGGCCTTCCTAAGCTTATCCAAACTTGGACTAGGAGATAAGCCCATATCTCTACATACAAGAGAATTAGAGGCAACGTGAATCTGTTCATCTCTTGAAATATCTGCACTTACGGTGCGTAAACCAGCATCACCACAAAACCTAAAGAAGGGTAGCAGAACGAAGAAAATTGCACGTTCGGCCACCAATGCCTTGAGGATCGTGTGATCTGGATGGCTTTCCCAAGCGTCTCGGAGTCTAAGAGCTTCGGCTTCAGCTTTTTCATTAGTCCCCAAAGCATTGGCGATGTAACCCAAAGCCAAATCATGGTTCTCTTCATCGGTAACATTCGATTCGAGCAGCTCTTGGGCAA